TAGTCAAGATGTCTATTACATGGATTTATATGCTGATGTAAGATATTATACACAGTTTAAGATACATGCAAAAACCTTTGCGCATGGTCACGCAACTAGTAACCCTACTAGTGGTGGTTACCATACGATATTTTACGCATCACCAGCTACAGCTAATATTTCAGATTTTTCTGTAAATCATAATGATCCTTTATTTAGAGGTAATAAAAAATGGCACGCTGGCAACGATGGTAGTGGTACTGGACTCGACGCTGATACAGTAGATGGAATACAAGGTTCAGCTATAATAACAACATCAAATATAGCTTCTCAAAACGTTAATTCTGCTAATAAAATAGATGGTATTCCCTTTCTTAATACAGGTAGTAACTCCGGAGTTAATGCTGATACTATGGCTCAAAATGGTCATGTGTATTATACAAGTGGAGTTACAAACTTTTCAGGTAATTCAACAGACGGGGGTATATACGCGCAAATATATAATAGCGATTGGCAACATCAAATTGCTGGTGATTACAGATCTGGTCAAATAGCTATAAGAGGTAAAAATAATGGAACGTGGCAGTCTTGGTATAAAGTATGGTCTGAAAATAATGACGGATCAGGATCTGGATTAGACGCAGATACGCTAGACGGAAGTCAAGCTAGTGCTTTTGCAACACTAAGTGGTTCAAATAGTTTTACTAATTCATACAACGAATTTGGTAATAATACAGGTGCAGTTAGTAATGATGGAAGTTGGAATGCAAGAGTAAATATTTCTGGTACTTCTCATGCTCGTTTAGATTTATTTGAAGATGCAGATGATTCTAAGTTAAGATTATATGTTCACAGCAACAATAATGCACGAATTGATACAACGTCATCTACAGCTTTAGATTTTGGAACTGCTGGAACGGTAAGAATGACAATACCAGCTGGCAGTGGTGTTGTAACAACAACAGGTCAAGGAACTTTATGGGGATCAGGTAACGACGGTTCAGGTACAGGGCTAGATGCTGATACATTAGATGGTTACCACAGAACACAGGTAGGAACATTTCAATCAGCAAGTGATTTCGCTGATGGTACATTAGTAACAACAAGTATTGTATCAAGTAACACAAATGGAGATTCTTTTGTTATTGAAATTTCTGGTAAAGCATATGGGTCATCAAGGCCACATAAAGTTATAGCAGAAGGGTATATATATAATAACACTATAATAAACACTAATGGATCAAACTTAGGAGGCACAAACTTTACGTATCTAAAAGTTATGAACCTTAATGGTAATTTATGTTTTTGGTGGCCAAGACACGGTTACTGGAATTCATATGATGTTTATGTAAGAACCGCTAATACAAGTAGTGGTGGAGCTAATCATAATAAAGTTACTGCAATCGCAAACTCTACAGATCCTTCAAGTGCTACTAAAAAAATTCAAATAAATTTAGGTATGACTTGGACGAGCCATACTGATGGCTCAGGCTCAGGTTTAGATGCTGATACTGTTGATGGATTGGAGGTTCACACTGGTACGAACAACGCAGCGAATAAGATAGTTAGAACTGATGGAAATGGATACGCTAATTTTGGTTGGATAAACACGGTATCTGGCAACTTAGGAACAAGTATTCCCGATAGAATTTATTCTTCAAATGATGGCTATATAAGATACTTAGATTTAGCAAGTTTCCGCTCTGTAATGAACGTAACTGCAAAAGCTAGTTATCAAGGTCGTGAGCAAAGTACATCAGATACTAACTACTGGATTGGTTCATTAGGATGGGGTACTATAGATTTTAACACAATAGCTCATTATGGGTCAGGAAGTATTGATACTTGGAGTAATCCAGGTAATCAACCTTCAGGTACATCTCATTGGGTAGGTAGTCAACATTTACATTATGCGAACGGAAGTAATTCTTGGTATGGTCAACAAATTGTTGTAGGTGCTGGAGACCCTAGTCTTATGTATGTAAGAGGTGCTTGGGGTGGAACACCGACATCTTGGAGAAAAATGTGGAACGCAGGTAATGATGGTAGTGGTTCAACGTTAGATGCAGACTTTTTAGATGGGTATGACACCTCGCAAACTGGTGGCGCTAATAGAGTACTAGTAACTGGATCTAATCAATATTTAAACTTAAACAGCTGGATAAATGTTGCTGGTTCTGGATTATACTCATCCAGTGTAAACGGAGCGCATTTTTATCCAAACGCAGGTTCTGATTACGGAACATGGAGAATGTCTGGATCAAGAAATGGCTGGAACGGTATCGCATTTAATGATACTAGCGGAAATGCTAACTGTACACTAATGGCAGAAACCACAACAATGGGATTGTATAACGATGCAGATAATGAGTGGATGGTTGAAGCTTCAAGAAACGGAGCGGTTTCACTCTACTACAATGGAGCAGCTAAAATAAGTACAGGTTCTGGAGGTGTTAATGTTACTGGTACTGTAAGCGCTAGTGCGGATGTTATTGCTTATTCAGATGAAAGATTAAAATCAAATATAAAAACTTTAGATGGTTCTAAGGTTTATGAAATGCGTGGTGTTAGCTTTACTAAAGATGATAAAAAAGGTAGTGGTGTTATAGCTCAAGAGCTAGAAAAAATAGCACCTGAGTTAGTAAACAATGATAGTGAATTTAAAGCTGTTGCATATGGTAATATAACTGGTTATTTAATTGAAGCTATTAAAGATTTAAAACAAGAAGTAGAAGAACTTAAAAAACAAATTAAATAATAAATTATGGCAAATTTTACATGTATTACAATTATAAAAGGTGTTATTGATCCTACTGATGACGCTGATAAAATAAAAGTAGATTATGATGATGGCACTCAAAAAACTTTATTAGCAGACACGGATGTATCAGAAGAGTCTGATGTGGTAAAAGATATTCATACAACATTTTTTAGTTAACAACAATGGCAGTACCTACTAGTGGAGCTCTAAGCATGGTTAAAATTGCTAGAGAAAGAAAGTATAGTGATTTCAACGGCAGCCAGAGTATGGGTACTATTTCTATGCGTGATTTAATGGAGGGTGGTAATTCAGGAGGGTCAACAATAAGTTACCCTGCTGTTAACACTGATTCTTGTAATAATAATACTTTACCTTTTGGTAGTCAACGTGTAGCTGGTATAACAGAGACAGATACGTATACTGGATGTGGAACTGGTTGCACAATAAGACCGTATATATTCAATTCATCAGGAACAGACATATCTAATTCAGTGTATGTTTCACCTAGTACAACAATTGCTGATATATACCCTAATGCTGGGCAACCTTATACAAACGTTGTTTATTATTCTAATCCAAATACGGGTGCTTTATTAGCTAATGGTCAATATTCTGTAGATGTAGTAAGAACTAATAATGGTCAAAGTGGATGCAACTCATGTAGTGGTAATGGTAGTTGCTCATCTTTTAATTTCCAAATAACAAATGGAATTCCACAAGCTAGACCAGTTGGAAGTTGTTAAAATATAAAATATGTTAAAACCTTATAGATTTTCAGATTTTTACGGATACGATCAAGATTGTGCTAGTTCAACTATACCAACAAGTATTGGTGTAAACGTTAGAGGTATTGAATGGAATGGTTTTACAGCAGATGGAACTATTGGTAGTAATGGTGGAGCTAGCGTTACTGCTAGAGGAGTTCTTTATTCATCAACTAATACTTCTCCAACAATAGGTGGATCAGGTGTTACTCAAATATCTGGTGGTACTGGTACATCAAATTTTTCAATAAATGTACCCGCAGCTGGTAATTTAACTAACTCTACAACTTACTATGTTAGGATTTATGCTACAAATAGTGTTGGCACAGCTTATTCAACTGTTTTTTCAGTTGAAACTATACGTAGAGCACATGTATTTAAGTATGCTACAGGTAAGTTTGGTCATTCTTTAGTTTGTAATAGCACTAATACGGTGACTTATTATGCTCAAGCTGATATGTCTATTAATATTGTTTTACAATTACAAGAACCTATTTACACGTCACCAACACCTAATCACTCTGGTCAACCTAGTGGATTAGTATCTTTATCTGATGGTAACCACAAAGGAAGATGGACTGGATCTGCGTGGCAATCAGGATTTACATCAAGTTGTTAAATATAAAAACATGGCTATAATAATAAATACAGACAGTATATATAAGGATGATAATATAATAATGCACTCTGATGTTACTTTATATTCAGAATCTGCTGCTGATATAATATCAGAAAATGGTGGAAATATACTAGAAATAGGTTTTGGATTAGGAATATCCGCAAATAAAGTGCAAAGCAATAACCCTGATAAGCATGTAATAATAGAAATAGAAGAAGACATATACAATAAAGCTTTAGAGTGGGCAAGTGGTAAAAGTAATGTAGAAGTTATATTAGGTGATTGGAAAACAACATTTGGTAATATAACTGACAAATTTGATGGTATATATATGGATGCTGATCAAGATGCTCCAGATGACTTAGAGTCTTTTCCTGAAAAAGTGAAAAATATATCTAACGATGGGTGTATTTTAATACAAACATCTTGGGGAATGGACAGCGATATACCTAGAAATAAAAATACTTATAAAACAATAACGCTAGATGATAATACTAAAAAATGGTATTATGACGATACTTTAGACATAATTTACGTTACATTAACTGATAACGAGTGGGTATAAGTAAAAAACGTGAAAATAGCGTAATAATATAAACATAGAAATAACTTAAAAATAATAATTATGGCAATTACATGGAAATACGACGCTCCTGCTGAAAACGAAACCTCTGTTAACGTGGTTTTTACTAGTGATGATCCTGAGATGACTCACACTAGAGGTGTTAACGCTGTTTTTGTAGACGGTAGTTACGATGCTACTGCTACAGAACAAAGGGTTAGCGAGGTAGCAATGGGGGTTGAAAACAAAATGGCTGTTGGGGCAATATCTGCAGAAGGCGCAGTAGACCCAAGTAAAACAATTGAAGACACAGCTAAACAAGCTGAAGAAGCTGAATCATCTGAAGAAGATGGTGAATAATTTTTAACAATTTAAATTAAATAAAATGAAAGACGTAAAAGTAGAGGACATCGCTCAAGATGTAAACAAGATTACTGATGAAGAATTAAAATCAGTTCAAGAAAAAGTAAATGAAATTAATAATTTACAAATGCAAGTAGGTGGTTTGGAAATTCAAAAAACAATCGGTATTGAGCAAATAAAAGTTGCACAAAACGATTTAAGTCAACTTCAAAAAACTCTTGAAGAAAATTACGGTAAAGTTTCTGTAAATCTTCAAGATGGAACTATAAAGCCTATAGAGGAAGATGAATCTGATAAGAAAAATTAGTATCGGTAAAGATTACAAAAATGAAGCTATGCACTACTCCGTAAGCCAAGAGGTTTACGGAGGGCATACTATTTGTGATATTATTGAAGAAGACGATAAGTTTAGTATTTATATAAAAAAAGGTGACGAGGTTCTTCCTTGGAAAGACTTTAATAAAAACATGGCAATAGCTGTAGAATACAATCTTGAGTATTAATGCGTGGTTTATATAACTTTGTAGTAAAACCAAAAGGATCAAGATATAATAATACTAAAAAAATTGGAGACAAAGAGCTAATATTAAATACTGAAATATTTAGTCACCAATACGTTAACAGAGAAGCAATAGTAATATCAGTGCCAAAATTAATATGTACTGATATAAAAGTTGGTGATTCTGTTATAATACATCACAATGTGTTTAGAAGATGGCATGATCAACACGGTAATGAAAGAAATAGTAGATCTTATTTCAAAGAAGATCAGTATTTTGTAGCTATAGATCAGATATTTTTGTATAAAAAAAATAATGAATGGTGTAGTTTGCCGGATTATTGTTTTGTAAAACCAATTGAATCAAATAGTATTTACGAGGATAAAGAAAAACCTTTAGTCGGTATTGTTAAATACACTAACGGTAAAATTCCTGTAAACAAAAATGATCTTATAGGCTTTACTCCAAATAGTGAGTACGAGTTTGTCATAGAAAAAGAAAGATTATATAGAGTTTTATCTAAATTTATTACAATTAAATATGAACACCAAGGAAAAGAAAAAGAATATAATCCAAGCTGGTTATAGAGCTGTAGATGAATTAATAAAAGTTGCTAAAGAACCTATAGTAGAAACAGATGATGATATTTCTGCTGATAGACTTAAAAATGCAGCTGCTACAAAAAAACTAGCGATATTCGATGCCTTTGAAATATTAAATCGTATTGAAGACGAAAAAGCTATTTTAGAAAATAAGCCAAAAGAAGAAGTTAAAAAAACTACATTTAGTGGTTTTGCTGAACGAAGATCAAAATAATGTACGAGCAGTCTTTATATAAAATAATAGAACCTATAAAAATCAATACCATTAAAAGACTTAATAAGTCTAAAAAATGGAAATATGGTTACAATAAAGAAAACGACGTTGTAGTCATAAGTAAAACTGGTGAAATAGGTGATATATACGAAATACAAAATCTAAAAATAGCACTACCTAAAACACCAAAAAATCCACACAAATTTGCTAAAGATAAATGGCAAGTAACTTCACAACCCAAACAACTACAAAGAATTAAAACTATATTTGACTGGAAAGAGTATCCATCTGATTTTAAAGAAACACATATAGATTACATAGAATCAGAGTTTGAAAAACGTGAAAATGGTTTTTGGTTTTATAACAAAAGTGTACCAACATATATAACAGGTACACATTATATGTACTTACAATGGAGTAAGATAGATGTAGGTCAACCTGATTTTAGAGAAGCTAATAGGTTATTCTATATATTTTGGGAAGCTTGTAAAGCTGATCAAAGATGTTATGGGATGTGTTATCTTAAAAATAGACGATCTGGTTTCTCGTTTATGGCATCTGGTGAATTAGTTAACATGGCTACTATATCTAGTGATGCTAGATTTGGTATATTATCTAAAACAGGTCCTGATGCTAAAAAGATGTTTACAGATAAAGTGGTACCTATATCAGTAAACTATCCTTTCTTTTTTAAACCGATTCAAGATGGTATGGATCGACCTAAAACTGAGTTAGCATATAGAGTACCAGCTAGTAAATTAACTAGAAGAAAAATAGAACTTGGTAGTGAAGATAATGATTTAGAAGGATTAGATACAACTATTGACTGGAAAAATACTGGAGATAATAGTTATGATGGTGAAAAGCTAAAAATATTAGCACACGATGAAAGCGGCAAATGGGAAAGGCCTAATAATATATTAAACAATTGGCGTGTAACAAAAACATGTCTAAGATTAGGTGGTAGAATTATTGGTAAATGCATGATGGGTTCAACGAGCAATGCTCTTGACAAAGGAGGAGATAATTTTAAGAAAATATATAATGGGTCAGACGTCACAAAAAGAAACCGCAATGGACAGACTAGCTCGGGATTATATAGTTTGTTCATACCTATGGAATGGAATTACGAAGGATTCATTGATACTTATGGACACCCTGTATTCGATACGCCAGAAGAAGAAGTGCAAGGACCGTATGATGATGTAATAGATATAGGTATAATAGATCACTGGCAGAATGAAGCTGATGGTTTAAAAAATGATGGAGATGCTTTAAATGAGTTTTACAGGCAATTTCCAAGAACTGAAGAACATGCTTTCAGAGACGAAACACAAAATAGTATATTTAATTTAGCTAAGATATACGAGCAAATAGATTACAATGAAGAGGTTAGTGCGCCTATAACTCAAGGTAATTTTCAATGGGTTAACGGCGTAAAAGATACTAAAGTTATATTTTATCCAGATAACAAAGGTAGGTTTAAAGTTAGTTGGACACCTAAGTTTCAACAGCAAAATAACTTTATAACTAAAAACGGAATGAAATACCCAGCTAATGAACACATGGGTGCTTTTGGTTGTGATAGTTATGATATATCAGGAACTGTTGATGGTAAAGGTTCTAAAGGATCTTTACATGGTTTAACAAAGTTTAGTATGGAAGATTGTCCACCTAATCATTTTTTCTTAGAATACATAGCTAGACCTCAAACGTCCGAGATATTCTTTGAGGACGTTCTAATGGCTTTATTCTTTTACGGGATGCCTTTACTAGCTGAAAACAATAAACCTCGTCTATTGTACTATTTAAGAAGGCGTGGATACAGAGGTTATTCAATGAATAGGCCAGATAAAATATGGAATAAATTATCTACAGCAGAAAAAGAAGTAGGTGGAATACCTAACTCAAGTGAGGATATAAAACAAGCACATGCTGCTGCAATTGAAATGTATATACAAGATCATGTTGGTATGAAGAGAGATGGTACGCATGGTGATATATACTTTAATAGCACTTTAAGTGATTGGGCTAAGTTTGATATAAATAATAGAACAAAGTTTGATGCTGCTATTAGTTCAGGTTTAGCGATAATGGCTTGTAATAAAAACTTATACAGACCAAACGCAGAAATAAGAAGAGAAAAAGTAAATATAAGTATAGCTAAGTATAAAAATAAAGGTATGCGATCAAAATTAATAGAATAAAAATGGCAGAATCAGTTACAAAAGGTTATTTTCCAAGTCAGGTTGTCAGCGATCAAGAGAAGGCTAGTCTTGAATATGGTTTAAAAGTCGGTAGAGCCATAGAGTCAGAGTGGTTTAAACGTGATTCTGGTACTAATAGATTTTATAATAATCAAAATGAGTTTCATAAGTTAAGGTTATATGCTCGTGGAGAACAAAGTATACAAAAATATAAAGATGAATTATCTATAAATGGTGATTTATCATACCTTAATTTAGACTGGAAGCCAGTACCTATTATACCTAAGTTTGTAGATATAGTAGTTAATGGCATGGCTGAAAGAACTTATGATATAAAAGCATACTCTCAAGATCCTTATGGAATGAGTAAAAGAACAGCTTATATGGAATCAATATTAAGAGATATTGAAACAAAAGAGCTTATAACTTTTGCACAAGATTCTTTAGGTATATCATTACAAGAAAATGCACCTGAAACTCTACCTGATAGTGAAGAGGAATTAAACTTACACATGCAGCTTAGTTATAAACAAGAAGTTGAAATAGCAGAAGAACAAGCTATTACTACAATATTAACTGGTAATAAGTTTGAAGAGACAAGAAAAAGATTATACTACGATTTAACAACTCTTGGTATAGCTTGTGTTAAAGACAAGTTTACAACTTCAGAAGGTATAAAAGTAGAGTATGTTGATCCTGCTAATATAGTTTACTCATATACTGAATCACCTTATTTTGAGGATTTATATTACGTTGGAGAAGTTAAAACTCTACCAATAAATGAACTTAAAAAAGAATTTCCTGGTTTAGATGAAGGTGAGTTGCAAAGAATAATAAAACAACCAAACCAAAAATCTAACTTACATTATAGAACAGCAGCACAAAACGATAACGAAGATAAAAACACTATAGAAGTTTTATATTTTAATTATAAAACCTATATGAATGAAGTTTATAAAGTAAAAGATACTATTAGTGGAGCTACTAAAGTTATAATGCGTGATGATACATTTGACCCACCTATTGAGGCTTACGAAGCTCAGTTCGGTAAAATGAAAAGATCTTTAGAGGTTTTATATGAAGGTGTTTTAATTTTAGGTACTGATAAACTTTTAAAATGGGAGTTAGCTAAAAACATGATGAGACCTAAAAGTGATTACACTAAGGTTAAAATGAATTATAATATAGTAGCACCAAGGTTGTACAAAGGTAAAATAGAATCTTTAGTTGGTAGAATAACTGGTTTTGCTGATATGATTCAGTTAACACATTTAAAGCTACAACAAGTAATGGCTAGGATGGTTCCTGATGGTGTTTATTTAGATGCTGATGGTTTAGCTGAAATAGATTTAGGTAATGGAACTAATTACAATCCACAAGAAGCATTAAATATGTTCTTTCAAACTGGATCTGTTATAGGTAGATCTTTTACTTCAGAAGGAGATATGAATCCAGGTAAAATACCTATTCAAGAAATAACATCTGGAAATGGTGGTGGTAAAATACAAAGCTTAATTGCTAATTACAATTATTATTTACAGATGATAAGAGATGTAACTGGTTTAAATGAGTCCAGAGATGGTAGCACGCCTGATGCTAAAGCTTTAGTTGGTGTTCAAAAACTAGCTGCTGCTAATAGTAACACGGCTACAAGGCATATATTAAATTCTGGTTTATATCTTACAGCAGAAGTTGCTGAGTCTATATCTTTAAGAATATCTGATATATTAGAATATTCTCCTACAAGAGATGCTTTTATACAGAAAATCGGTGGTCACAATGTCGGTACATTACAAGATGTTGCTGAGTTACACCTATATGATTTTGGTATATTTTTAGAAATATCACCAGATGAAGAAGAAAAACAAATGTTAGAAAATAACATTCAAGTTGCTTTAGCTCAAAAAATGATTGAGCTTGACGATGCAATTGACCTTAGAGTTATAAAGAACGTGAAGCTAGCAAATCAATTATTGAAAGTTAGAAGAAAAAAGAAACAAGAGAGAGATCAATTGTTACAAGAAAAAAATATACAAACTCAAGCTCAAGCTAATGCACAAGCTCAACAAGTAGCTGCTCAAGCTGAGGTACAAAAAAGTCAAGCTTTAATACAAAGTCAAATGCAATTGGAGCAAGGCAAAGCTCAATTAGAAAATCAAAAGTTAATACAAGAAGCTGCTATTAAAAAAGAACTTATGAATCATGAATTTATGATCAACATGAGATTGAAAAATATGGAGCTTAATGTTAACAAGCAGAAAGAAGATGGAAAAGAAGATCGTAAAGATGAACGTACTAGAATACAAGCTAGTCAACAATCTGAATTAATAGATCAAAGAAATAACAATAAACCACCTAAAAAGTTTGAATCTATGGGTAATGATAGTTTAGGTGACCTAGGTAATCTAGGTATGTTTAACCCTAGATAATTTGTTTAATTTTATAATATTATATTATGGCGGAAAAAAATGAAAGCCAAGAGGTTGTAGAAGAAATACAACCTGTTGAAAAAGAAGCTGCAATTAAAGAAAATGAAACTTTAGTTGATGCTAAAATCGAAACCCCAGAAAAAGAGGGTGGAGATATGAAAATGAAAGAAAAACCTAAAAGACCAAAACAATTAGTCAGTAATGAAGAAGATGAGGTCATAAAGGTTGACTTAACTAAAAAAGAAGAAGTAGAAGAACCTGTAAAAGAAGAAACTACTGAAGAGCCTGTTGAAGAGGTTGAAGAACAAACAGAAGAAGCTGTTGTTGAAGAAATAACAGATGAAGAGGTTGAAGAACAAACAGAAGAATTACAAGAACAAGTAGAGCAAGCTGTAGAAGAATCACAAAACACAGCTGAACCTTTACCAGAAAATATTCAAAAAGTTGTAGACTTTATGAACGATACTGGTGGTAGTTTAGAAGATTTTGTTAGATTAAATCAAGATTATAGTAATCATGATGACATATCTTTACTTAAAGAATACTACAAACAAACTAAACCACATCTAAACGATGATGAAATTAGTTTTATGATGGACGATCAATTTTCAATAGATGAAGAGGTTGATGAAGATCGTGACATCAAGAGAAAGAAATTAGCGTTGAAAGAGCAAGTTGCTAGCGCTAAAGGCCACTTAGACGGCTTAAAGTCTAAATATTACGAAGAAATTAAAGCTGGATCTAAGCTAACGCAAGATCAACAGAAGGCTGTAGATTTTTTCGATCGTTACAACAATGAGTTGGAAACAACGCAAAAAGTAGCAGAGGAACAACAAACTGCTTTTTTAAATAAAACCAATAAGGTTTTTAACGACAAGTTCAAAGGTTTTGAATATAATGTTGGAGAAAAAAAGTTTAGGTTTAATGTGAAGAATAGCGATAAAGTTAAAGAAACTCAAAGCGACATAAATAATTTTGTTAAGAAGTTCCTTAACAAAGATAACGTTATGGATGACGCTCAAGGTTATCATAAATCTTTATTTACCGCTATGAACCCTGATGCTGTTGCCAAACACTTTTATGAACAAGGTAAAGCTGATGCTATAAAAGATAGCATGGCTAAGTCTAAAAATATCAACATGGATGCTAGAAAAGTAAATGACAATGTCATACCTACTCCAGGTTGGTCAGTAAAAGCTGTTCCTGGTGACTCAGTTTCTGATTTCAAAGTTAAAATTAGAAAATAAATTAAAACTTAAAATTAAAAATTATGGGAGCATTTGCTGGAACTGGTGCGGAACTATCGCACTTAACTCCGAGACCGAATAAGACATTATTTGGTTCAAATTACTTAAGCATCTCAGGCAACGATTTTAATTTCACAAAACAATTCCTACCGGAAGTTTATGAAAAAGAAGTCGAAAGATACGGAAATAGAACAATTTCTGGATTTTTAGCTATGGTTGGTGCTGAAATGCCTATGGCTTCTGACGAAGTCGTATGGTCAGAACAAGGTAGAATTCACGTTGCTTACGACGATGTCGTAGGTACTGACGTTTCTGCTAACTTACTAACTTTTTCTGCTGCACACTTAATTAACGTTGGTGATACTATCATCGTTAGTAAAGGTGGTGCAACTTTAAAATGTTATGTATCTGCTGTGCCTAGTGCAACTACTATAACAGCTCAACCTTATACTGCTGCTGATATTTCTGGTATCGGTTCTGATGGGGTATCTGCTGTAAAAGTATTTGTATACGGTTCAGAATATGCAAAAGGATCAAGTAACGCTGGTAACAAAAAAGACGCTACGTTTACTTCTTTCTCTAATAAGCCAATTATTTTGAGAGACAAGTATAGCGTAAACGGATCTGACACTGCTCAGATTGGTTGGGTTGAAGTTGCTACTGAAGCTGGTACTTCTGGATATTTATGGTACTTAAAATCTGAGCATGAAGCAAGGATTAGATTTGAAGATCAATTAGAAATGGCTATGATTGAAGCTGAGAAAAAAGCAGGTTCATCTGCAATTTCTGCTTCAGGTATTTCTGGATCTGAAGGTTTATTCGCTGCTATCACGTCTAGAGGTTTAGTATATAACAACGCTGATTTTGATGACCCAGTATCTTCTGGTGTTCATGAAGGTTTAGCTGAGTTTGATTCTATCTTACAAGAACTTGATAAGCAAGGTTCTATTGAAGAAAACATGATGTTCTTAGACAGAGCTACAACTCTTTCTATTGACAACATGCTTGCTGCTCAAAATTCTTACGGTACAGGTGGTACTTCTTATGGTGTTTTTAATAACTCTGAGGAAATGGCGTTAAATTTAGGTTTCTCTGGATTCAGAAGAGGTTCTTATGACTTCTACAAAACTGACTGGAAATACTTAAATGACTCTACTACTAGAGGACTTGTAGCTGATATTGAAGGTGTTATCGTTCCTGCTGGAACTTCAACAGTTTACGATCAGATTATGGGTAAAAACATCCAAAGACCATTCTTACACGTTAGATATAGAGCATCTGAAGCTGACGATAGAAGAATGAAATCTTGGATCACTGGATCTGTAGGTGGTAACTTTACAAGCGACGAAGACGCTATGAACGTTCATTTCTTATCTGAGAGATGTCTATGTGTTCAAGCTGCTAACAACTTTGTATTGTTAAAGTCTACTGATGGTGTACAAGGTGACTAATCACAGTAACTTATGAAGGTAAGGGTGCTTCGGCACCCTAAACCTTTATTTTAAACTTTTTAATTATATTATATCATGGAAAAACAAACAATAGGCGTACCTAAAGGTGTGCATTGGGAAGTAAAAGATAGAATTTACTATCTCACAACAAAAGAACAACCTCTGGTATTTTCTCTACCAGGTAAACATACTAGAAGAAAACCTCTATTATGGTTCGATTCTGAACAAGGATTTCAAAGAGAACTAAGATATGCAACTAACCAACCGTCTCCTTTAGCAGATGAGCAAAAGGGAACTTCTACGTTAGGAAGAATTATCTTTAGAAACGGTGCTTTATCAGTACCTGCAAGAATGCAATCGTTACAAAAACTATTATCAATTTATCACCCACTTAAAAATGTTATATTTCAAGAGCATGATCAAGTGGAAGAAGCTGGTAATGATTTAGATTACATTGAATTAGAAATTGAAGCTTTAAATGTGGCTAAAGATTTAGACATAGAATTAGCTGAAGGTATACTTAGAGTTGAAATAGGTAGCCAAGTTTCTAAAATGACTTCAAAAGAAATAAAAAGGGATTTATTATTATTTGCAAAAAGAAATCCAAGTTTATTTATAAGTTTAGCACAAGATGAAAACGTTCAACTAAGAAACTTTGGTATAAAATGTGCCGAAGCAGGTTTAATAAAACTTTCACCTGACAACAGAACATTCACATGGGCTAGCAATGGTAGAAAACTAATGAACATACCGTTTGATGAACACCCATACTCAGCATTAGCTGCATGGTTTCAGACAGATGAAGGTTTAGAAGTTTTCAACAACTTAGAAAAAAGATTAAAATAATTAATCACTTATAGAGGTAACCATCTCTATGGGGTGGTTACTTACTATAAATAAAAATATTATGGCAGTAAACATAGATACAGTATACCAAAGAGTATTAGCAATAGCAAACAAAGAGCAAAGAGGATACATAACACCTCAAGAGTTTAACTTATTTGCTAATCAAGCACAGATGGATATTTTTGAACAATACTTTTATGACTTAGATCAGTTTATGAAAATGCCTGGTAATGATTCTACACATTCTGATATGGTAGATATTATTAATGAAAAAATTGATGTATTTGAAAGAAACTCGCAGGCAGTAGTAATGAGCGCTAGCGGTGTAGGAACTTTACCTGTTCATTATCGTATGGGTGAATTATACACTAACAAGTGTGGAAGCTATGTTGAAATAGAAAAAATTAATCAAAACGAGCTATATCATATACTAAACTCACCTTTAACTAATCCGACAATAAGCCGACCTGTATATGTTAGAAATCAAACAACAGCTAATGGTGAAAGGGCTATACAAATTTATCCAACAACAATAGATAATAATGATACGGTTGTATGCAACTATATAGCTAAGCCACAACAAGTTGAATGGTCTTCTACAACTGTGTTAGGCGAAGAATTATATAACGTTACAAATTCTGATAATTTTGAATTACACGATTCAGAAGAGTCTGAATTAGTTATAAAAATATTAGAGCTAGCTGGTATAACAATAAAAGATCCTCAGTTATATCCAATAGCTGCTCAAGAGGAAGCACAGAACGTACAACAAGAAAAATAATAAAATATGTCATTATTCACAGGAACACAAAGACAGTATTACGATAACAGTCAGCAAAGAACTGCTAGCGCTGGACAAACCGCTTTTACATTTAATTTTAGCCCAGCACCATCTACAGCTTCTGATTTTGATATATTTGTAAATGGTAGTGAAGTTTCTGCGTCTACATACGGATATAGTAACAACGTTGTAACATTTACTAGTGGTAACGAAAAATCTGCTGGAGATGTAATTACTTTAAAACAAAAAACATTTAGTGAAGAACTAGGTAATTATCAATATATAAAAATAGATGATATTATAAATAACTTTATAATAAATTATGTTGGTGAAGATAAATTAATACCTAAAATAAAAAGAACAGATGTATCTTTTCATGTTCAAAGAGGTATGCAGGAATTTAGTTATGATACATTGAGATCAGAAAAATCACAAGAAATAGAAATACCACCTTCATTAAAAATGAAACTTCCACACGATTATGTTAACTATGTTAAGCTATCATGGAAAGACACATCTGGTATTGAAAGAGTTATATATCCAGCAATAAAAACAAGCAACCCAAAAGCCTTGTTACAAGATGGTAGTTATGATTATTTATTTAATAGTGATAACACGTTATTAGAAGCATCTGAGTCAAACACGTGGTCAACATACAAAGCTCAAGGAGATGGAAATGAAACTGAAGCTGATACAAATCAAAACGCTGTTGATCAAGTTTTAGCAGAGGGTAGAAGATATGGTTTAGAACCTTCTTTTAGTCAAGGTAATGGTGTTTTCTACATAGACAACACAAGAGGTTTTGTACATTTTAGCTCAGATTTAAACACAAAAACAATAACTTTAAAATATATAAGTGATGGTGTTGCTACAGAAGCTGAAAAAATAATACATAAACTTGCTGAAGACGCTATATATAAATACGTAGCACACGCTATATTATCAGCAAGAACGTTAGTACCTGAATATTTAGTGGCAAGATTTAAAAAAGAAAAATTTGCAGCTATAAGAAAAGCTAAACTTAGATTAAGTAATTTAAAAGCTGAAGAACTTAGTCAAGTTTTAAGAAATAAATCTAAAGTAATTAAACATTAAGATATGCCAGAGTTAAAGCATCACTTTCGTGCAGGTAAAATGAACAAAGACCTGGACGAGAGGTTAGTACCTAATGGAGAGTATAGAGACGCGCAGAATATAGAAATATCTACTTCTGAAGGTGATGATGTAGGTACTATACAAAACGTAAGAGGTACTACTAGAATAAAAGGTAAAGAATTTAATTCAAATTCTAAATCAATAACTTCTAACTGGGATACTTTAAGTTTTGGCTTAACAAACGCTAAATGTGTTGGATCTGTTCTTAACACTGAAAACGATAAGATATACTGGTTTATAAAAGCAGACGAGTCAGATTGTATTGCTGAATATGATGATATAAAAGGTATTATATCACCAGTTTTAGTAGATGCTAACAATATACTTGATTGGCAAGATGATACGTATATAACTGGTATAAACGTTTTAGATAACATGTTATTGTGGACCGATGACGTTAAAGAACCTAAGAAAATAGATATAACAATATTTAAATCTGGTTGTTCTAACAACTTTACAACACACACCAAGTATAGTGGGCAAAAAATTCCATCTGGATTTAATCCTGCAGCTTTTGGTGATTTTACAGAAGAAAATATAACTGTAGCTAGAAAAGCACCTATTGTTCCACCAACATTAACAATGAGTTCTTCTACTAGAGGCGGTATAGGTACTGGAACTTCAAGCGTAATAATAAGTAACGCAACAGCTACAACGTTTACATCCACAGAGGGTATATCTAAAGATGCTGGTACCACATTAAACCTAACTTTTTCACCTTTACCAAATTGGCAAGTAGGAGATATTATAACTTGTAAATCAACATACGAAGACTTAGGTCAGCAAGAAACTTTTGAAATAAAACTTTTAATAAGTAGTATAAGTAGTAGCAATGTATTTAGTTGCGTTATACAAAGTATACCAATTGAAATACCTTATGTACCATTAACATGGGAAGCTATATTAAGTGAAGAAGGTGTTTTATTTGAAAAAAAGTTTGTAAGATTTGCTTTTAGATTTAAGTATTATTCTGGTGAATATTCTGTATTTTCACCTTTCAGTGAATTAGCTTTTTTACCTGACACTTTTGAATACTTGTCGACAAATGGTTATAATGATGGTATGATAAATAATTTAAGACAGTTATCTATTAGCATACCAGGATATAAACCTATAGATGTTCAAGAAGTTGATATATTATACAAGGAATCAAATAATAGTAATGTTTATGTTGTAGACACACTTAAAAGAAATAGCTCTGGATCTTTCCCTACAGAGTATAAACTAGAATCAGAAATTATAAGTAAAGTTGTAGAGAGTAATCAAATGATTAGACCTTGGGATAATGTTCCTAGAAAAGCAAAAGCTCAAGAGGTTACAGCTAATAGACTTATATTTGCAAACTATTTACAAAACTATAATATAGAGGACTTTAATCTTCCGGATATATCTATGTCTATTAGTCAATCTTCTATATCAACAGTAAAAGAACCTGAGTTATCTATAAAATCATTAAGAACATATCAGGTAGGTGTTGTTTATATAGATGCGTATAATAGACAGTCACCAGTGTTTACTAGCTCTCAAGCTTCTAAACAAACTAGTAAAAATTATGCTAAAACAGTAAATAGTATAAACGTTACTTTAAATAATCAGCCACCAGACTGGGCTACGCATTTTAAATACTACATAAAAGAAACATCTAACGAATACTATAATCTAGCTATGGATAGGTATTATCTAGCAGAAGATGGTAATGTTTGGTTAAGTTTTCCTTCATCTGAAAGAAATAAAATTGATGAAGAGACTTATTTGATATTAAAAAAGAAACACGATTCAGACGATTTTGTTACTACAAAATCAAGGTATAAAATACTAGACATATCAAATGATGCACCTGATTTTCTTAAAATAAAAGAAAGAGCTGTAGCAACTGGTGATGTAGAAGCTAGATCATCTAGTATACCTCAGGTAGGTAGTATATCATTTGAATTTAGAGGACCAGACCCTGCTTCAAATACTAGCTTTGGTGAAGGTTTTTCATCTGATGCTGTTATACAAATATCTGTAAACGGAATAAGAAGTGATAAGTATAACGTTCTTAGTGGTGGTCCAACTGGTGATAAAGATACTACTGGATCAAATAACCAAAAAGAACACATATATAAAATAACATTAGAAGAGCCAATTAAAACTGGTGATACTATGGTTAACAATATAACAGCTGGTAGTGATTTTGAAATAATACTGTTTGAAGAAAAATTTGAAAGAAAAGCTGAATTTTATGGTAGGTTTTTTGTTAAGATTAATAGAGATGGTAATTTTGATACAAATATAATAGATAGTTTTCCAGAAGAAAACGAGCAATTTGGTATTTCAGATACTAGAACTATTTTTACTAACTGTCCTAACACTGGACCAGGTGATTCTACTTCAGAAGCATCTTGGTATGATACTAGAGCTAGGAACAACAAAGTGAGTCAAGCTAATAATGGTCACCCTGTTTTAGGTTCTCACAATATGACAGTTGTTTTTGCGGGTGGACCAAAAAGTGGAACTAGAAACTTTGGACCAGGTCACGGTGTTCCAAATGACTTTTTAAAAGTTTTATCAACACACGAAACATTATTTAGGTTTAAAGGATCTACTAACAATGCGTTAGGTGAAATATATAAAGTTACTAACTGTGATATTGATTATAAATATAGAAGAAACGGTAGAAAAAAATTATTCTCTAGTAAGCAAAGAAGATATAATATAACATTCGAGCACCACAAAAACGGAACACCTTACGAAGACTCTTTTACTAGTAATGGTGGTAACTTTTCTGGAAACTATATAGATGAAATACAGTTACTACAAAATGTAATAACAACAGACGTTGAAGTGCTAACATCGAATAACCCTGCTATATGGGAAACAGAACCTAAAGAATCTGTTGAACTAGATATTTATTATGAAACTGGTGCGTCAAGACCGGTTAGTGATCACGGTGGAACGCATACTTTAGACTTTAAAAACTGCTACTCGTTTGGTAATGGTGTAGAATCCGACAGAATAAACGATGATTACAACGCTCCTCGTATAGGTAAAGGAGTTAAAGTCTCTGCTGTATTAGACGAACCTTATAAAGAAGAAAGAAGAAAAAATGGTTTAATATTCTCTGGCTTATTTAATTCAACAAGTGGTATAAATAGATTAAATCAATTTATACAAGGTGAACCTATAACTAAGGATTTAAACCCTCACTATGGCAGTATACAAAAACTACATGCTAGAAATACTGATTTAATAGTATTCTGTGAGGATAAAGTTTTAAAGGTACTAGCAAATAAAGATGCTTTGTTTGAAGCTAGTGGTAATCCACAGTTAACAGCTACTAATAGAGTACTTGGCCAATCTATACCTTTTGTAGGTGAGTACGGTATATCTTTAAATCCAGAATCATTTTCTTCATACGCTTACAGAGTATATTTTGTAGATAAAGCTAGAGGAGCTGTTTTAAGATTGTCTAGAGATGGTTTAACACCTATATCTGATTTAGGTATGAAAGACTTTTTTAAAGATACTTTACCTAAGTCTAATTTAATATTAGGTAGTTATGATGATAGTAAAGGTTTATACAACTTAACGTTAGATGGTCAAACAGTTTCTTTTGATGAAAAGGTAAATGGTTTTCCTAGTTTTAAATCATTCATACCTGAAGCCGCTTTATCATTAAATAATGTTTACTACAGTATAAAAAATGGT